CACTCAATACAGAGTTAAGATTTTCAAACTCAGTCTGTAAAGCAATACCAGATTGTACCTGAGTCTTGGTTTGTCTTACACCTGACATATGCGTTGCTCTATCTATCATCTCAATCTTTTGTTCAATAGATGATCTGATCTCACTCAAGTTTGATCCGCTTGGTTGTAATAGAAAAGGTTTCAGTCCACTATCTAAATCATCTGGCATGGATATGATTGCACCAGCACCAGCACTAGCCTCAACACCTTCTGTTTTTACAAGACTAGGGTGGTTAGACAATCTGATAAGCTGTTCCATTTCAGACAGCTCGTTATAAATAGACTGTTGCAATAATGCAACATCTGTTAGATCACTAATTCCTACACCAAGTCTAGGCGATCTTTTGTTATACAAGCAAATAGCGGGTATTTTACCAATTTGATTTGGCTTTACCTCTAATGTTTTTGGCTTTCCTCTTTCTGGAACAAACACATATGAAATATCATTTGGTGTCCACATTCTGTAATACGACCCATCAGATGTTACTTCTTCTCGAACCTTTATGTAATCCAGTATATATTTACCACTTGCGGCTCTTACATAGTTCCAATCCATGACATTATCTGGAGTTATCATCGTTAGGTATGGTCTAATATCTTGACTAAGTTCCTCTGCTCTTGTCTGTGCATTGCTTTCAGGTTTATCTACAAAAATCCAAACATTCCCATATACACTTGAATAAGTCTGTGCGTTCTTCATAAACGCATTGAAGTTCTGTCCGTCTAAATCTGTATCATTTAAGAATGATTCTAAACTAGGATCATCTTGCAAAGAGCCATATTCTCTTGTTGGTGGCACTCTAAATAAGAAACTAGAGTAAATACTGATTATATTTCTGCAATGATTGTCTATGGGTGTATAATTTATTCTGTTTTGATATTCTAAATCTAGTTCCATAGCATATTCATGTAAGAAACTACCTGACCTATATTCTTCTCCACCAAGATATGATCTTAAATAAAAGTTCCATCTTTGGATCATTAGATCATAGTTTTCATGCTTGTTTTCTAAAAATTCTTTGTCTCGAATTAATGAATCTATATTTTGACTTATTGAGTACATTATTTGACGCTCCATCTCTGAGGTAATTGTTTTGTATATTGTTTTCTTATAGGGAACAAATAATCCACCGCATATCCTATCGCATCGTTCATATGGTCAAATCCGCTATCCTTGTCAGGTTGCGTAGTTCCCTCTTTGTAAAGGTGTCTTTCCAAGCCTCTAATAATATTCTTACACTTAGGGTCAATAAACATCATTCTTTGCTCGTTTGTATTCTTTAGCCGGGAGTTTACAGCATTTATTCTATCTCTTATTTGAGGGTGAACATTCTTCACTCTAACTGTAAATCCAGCATTTTGTAATATATTTAAATCAGTTCGTCCACCAGCAGAAGTCTTGCGTTGCTTACTAGCTGGATCAGGATAGACAATGATTAATCTGTTTGGGTATCTTTCCTTGATCTCTTTGACTAACTCATCTGTGTTTGACGAATATATTACGATCTCATCAATAAAATTCATGGTGTTGTTGTGTAACTGAAAGATTGCCGCAGACATTGGATCAATGTTGAAATCCATACCAATATGTAAAGCAGTATTGTTATCTTTCAAGTTTCTGACATTATCGTCTCGATCAAAATTATAATATATAGCACCAGCATATGTTTCAAATGTTGCAAGATATTCTTGTCTGAATGTCCGTTCATCAAGATCATTCTTTGCTGAGTCTATCTCGTCCTGATCGACTTGACCACCATCAAGAGTTGTAAACTGAAAGCTAGTCCACTCTTTATCTTCTTTGCCCTTACAAAAAATATCATAAAACCAATTACCATAACCTCTTGGAGTACCACAGAACAAAGCATCACCTTTGACACTTCGATCTGATAGTGTTGGTCTTAGAACACTATACCAAGCCTCTGAGGGTACATCAGCCGCTTCATCAATACATAAAAAGTCCAAACCAACACCTCTAAGACTGTCTGATGATCTATCTGCACCTCTTAATGAGATTTCAGAATTGTTATGCAATCTGATCGTTAAGTCTGTTTCGTTGATGTAGCTTATTAAATTATTAACTACTGCAACTTCTTTTAGTTTAGCCCAACAAATTTGTCTTGCTTGTCTATAAGTTGGAGCAACATACCAGACCTTTTGTTTTGGCTCTTGGCAAGCATACTTAAGCAACTCACCTATTGCTAAGTAAGTCTTTCCAAACCTTCGCCCTGTAACTAAAACTCTGTTTCTTGCTTTACTTTGGACTACTTGCTTTTGTGTTGCTGTTAATGGCATCTATCTTTACTTGTATTGTAACCTTACGACCAGCATATTGACTGTTTAAATAATATTCTTTTTGCTCCTCTGGCTTCAATTCGTTTACCTTTTGATTAAGCCATTGCATAATCTTTGAAGTATCACTCACAGTTTAAAACCTTTTTTCCATGCCTGTAAGCTCCAGTAAGCTGGTGATAATGTCTTTTGTCCTTTTACTTTGTCTAAAACAGCACCCATTCTCGCATTGAATGATCTTCTTCTTGCTGGATCGTTTCTACCAATACTCATTCCTTTTTGACCAAAATTGATCTTCTTAATATTCCCGGTCTTTTTATCTCTTACAAATACCTTAAACTTCTTCACATCACCACGACTGGGTTTATTTAGTTTTACTTCTCGTCCTCTATATTTAGCCATATGTGAAGTTAATTACCTTTTCATTATTTTCATTGATTGTCATATCTTTTTTAGCCCAACGATCAGGGAATCTTCTCTCTAACAACCAAGCTTTAGACTGCCAAGATTTGTCTTTCATAATAAAATCCAAGCAATACATTTGACACTCTGACTGAGCCTTTTTTATATTGTCTAAAAAGTCTACAAATTTTTTTCTTTCATCTAAATTTTTGATGGTTTCTGGGTCTTTATTTAACCAATTGTAGTAAGTTTGCTTTACAATGCCAGCATATTCACATGAGTCTTCAATAGTTAGACCTTTGCTTAGTGCCTCAAGTAACCTTTCTTGGGTAATATGAAATTTTATTTTTCTTGCCATTTTAACCTCTTGTTTGAGTAAACCCTGTTTGAACAGTTTAATTTAAGTTTTGAAGTTTCCACCTCATGTAGTCTGGATTGTTCTTTTCTATTTCCGTATAGTGTGTTGCCATACCATTTACAATATCTTCTTCTTTTTTATCTTCTAACCCTCGAACATAAAATATTGCGTGCATTAATTCGTGTTTTAAAAGGTCTACTGCTATAGAACCACCTCTTTCAATAA